AGGCCCGATTTGGGCAGAATTTCAAGATCGAAGATGGTCAAGTGGTCGCCTATGACCAGCACGGTAACAAAGTATATTCTCAGGACAGGCCGGGAGAGCTGGCCGACTTTGACGAAGCCCTTAGCGCCTTGGTAAATCAGTATCCCTACAAGGACAGTATCCTGAAGGGGTCAGACGCATTCGGTGGCGGGGCACCGCCAAGTGGAACATCACGCACGCCACCTGGAACTAAAACAATTAATGCCCGGGATGTAAAAGCATTTCAGGCAAACATTGACGACATAGCCTCTGGAAAGGTGAAGGTTGTCAATCAATAAAGAGGTGAATTATGCCGAATACAAATACTTTGACAAATGTTATCCCACAGCTTTTGGCCCAGGGTCTTGTCACCCTGCGTGAAAACGCTGTTATGCCCCGGCTTGTGAATGCTGATTACAGTGCACAGGCTGCAAGCAGGGGAAGCTCAGTTGATATTCCTATCCCCGCATCCATTTCAGCCGTACCTGTAACTCCTGGCTATGCGGACCCTGACGATGACGGCATTACTCCAGGTATGGTTACGCTCAACCTGGACCAGTGGAAGGAAGCCCCATTTTTTATGACTGACAAAGAAATGATGGAAGTCATGGACGGGACCATCCCCATGCAGGCCGCTGAAGCCGTCAAGGCTTTGGCAAATGACGTGGATCAATATCTATTTAGCCTTTACACCGGCATTTATACCGCCGTTGGGGCTGCCGGCACCACTCCTTTTGCGACAGACGTGACCGTGGCGACCTCAGCGCGAAAGCACCTGAACAACTATCTTGCCCCCATGACTGATAGACGTTTTGTTTTCAACCCAGACGTTGAGGCAAACGCCCTCGGGCTGCGTGCGTTTCAGGACGTTGCATGGACTGGGGATGCACGTGGAATCAATGAGGGGCAGATTGTTCGGAAACTTGGATTTGACTGGCACCTTGACCAGAACGTGAAGGATCATGCTGCCGGGACCGTGGCAACAAGTTTTGCCATTAAAACAGCGACCGCACATGCCGAGGGGCTGACCACATTGACCACGACTACTGGTGGAGATGCGGATCTGAAGGTTGGCGATATACTTACAATTGCCGGGCATGACCAGCAGTATGTTGTGACTGAGGATGCCGAAAGAACAGGTGCAGGCGACTTGCAAGTAAAAGTCGATCCTGGGTTGAAAGCAGCTTTGACTGGCGCCGAAGCCATTACAATAGTCGGCGACCATAGCGCGAATATCGCTTTTCACCGAGATGCTATTGCCTTCGCCAACAGGCCGCTGCTTGACAGTGCTGAAGGTCTTGGAAGCCAGATTATGTCCATGCAGGACCCCGTATCCGGCTTAACCCTGAGGCTGGAAGTTTCCAGGCAGTACAAGAGAACCAGATGGAGCTTTGACATCCTATACGGCGCAAAGCTGGTACGGCCTGAACTGGCAGTTAGGGTGCTGGGCTAAACACTCACGGGGAGGCAGCACCTCCCCGTTTTAATATGGGGACTTCGTAATGAGAAAAATTAAGATCATTCCCACAAGAGAAGTGTGGCGCAAGTCTGATGGCAGGAGGGTTGTAATCAATGCCTGCGATTATGACCCATTATTGTATTCAGACAGTGAGACTGTGACTGAAAAACAGAAACCGGAGAAACGCAAGAAAAAGGCTGAATAATGGCGCTTACAGTTGGGACTGACACATACGCCACGCTGGCTGATATACAGGCATGGAACACGGCCAGGGGCTACACCGGCGCCATCACCGAAGCCGATGTCCTGCGGGCAATGGATTATATCGAAAGCCTGCCATGGGCCGATGAGCGGGGAGATGACGATTCTGATCTTTGGTGGGGCGATGATCCGCCGGATGCTGTTGTCACCGCCCTGAAGCATGCCGCACGGATGGAAAACGAATCGCCTGGCGTATTGATGCCAGAAACACAACAGAAGGTGGCTCGTGAAAAGGTGGATGTCATCGAGATCGAGTATGAACCTGGAGGCAACCAGCAAATGTTTCCGGCCCTGCTCCGGTATCTGAGGGGCTATGTAGCCAGCAGCAGCGTTATCAACGTGAGGCTTGTCTGATGTATGCTGGTCTCCAAAATACGGCAGCGAAAATGCTTGCGAAGTTCGGGCGGTTTGTAACCTTGACCAAACCTGGATACACCGGGGACAACCAGGAGTTCAACCCTGTCACCGGGGAATGGGAAACAGTTGAGGGTGAAGCCGGTGACCCGGAAACCGGATCGGTCAAGGCTGTTTTTGTAGGGATCTCCCAGAAGTGGAAAGACAAGTTCGCAATCGAGCAGGGGGATTCAGTAGCCCTGGTCGCCGCCGATGGCCTGGAACCGGAACAGAACGATGTCCTTGATGGCTGGACGATCCTGGCGGTTGAAGCGGTCAAACCTGCTGATACGGCAGTGCTTTATAAATGCCACGTGAGGAAGCAGTAATGAGCTTTTCAGTTGATCTCGCAAAATTCGGACAGAATGCTGTGAACAATTCGGAGAAGATTGTCCGCAAGATCGGCTTTGACATGCATTCCCGTATCGTCCAACGGATGCCGAAAGAAACCGGCAGGGCAACCGCAAACCAGCAGATCAGTATCAACTCGTTGCCGTCGGACTCTGTCCTGGAGTTTGATAAATCCGGCAATGCCACTATAAGCAAGGGCTCGGCAGCGCTTGCCAGCTTCAAGCTCGGGGACACCATTTTTCTGTACAACAATGTGGAATATATTTTGTCACTCGAATACGGCCATTCAAAACAAGCACCTGCCGGTATGTTCCGAATCACGTTCGAAGAAGTAGTCCAGCACCTCGGAGGAGTAGCAGCATGAACCGCCTTGACGAAGCCCACGGCCTGCTTTCCGGCTTGCTGAATACCTTTGCCGCTGCCAAGTCCCTGGCAGTCAAGTGGGAAGGCATGACGGCAGACCCATCTGCCAGCACCTACCTACGGGAATGGATGCTGCCAGGCCAGTTCACCGGGCACCACCTTGGCCCCAACGCTCCGAATGCCGGGCCGCTGATTTATCAAGTGGATGTCGTTTCCGCAATAGCGGGCTGGGGGGCTGCATACGGGATCGCAAAATTGTTTTTCAGCGATCCTTATTTTTGCCGGGGGCAGGCTTTATCCAATACAGGAATCACAACCCGTGTTGTTGTTCGTGCCGGCCAGGTCGGCCCGGCAATGCGGGAAGACACCAAATATGTATTACCCATGTCCGTTACTTTCCGGGCATATATGACAATTTAAGATGAGGTGACATTATGACTACAGGATTAGTGACGGTAGGCCTGGGCGGCAATGCCCAACTGGCTTATCTCGTACAGGCAGCAGCCGGAGCGATTGATACAACTCCGACATGGATTGTTTTGCCTTTTGAAAATGCAGAATATTCGGTTCAGGCGGAGCAACTCCCGGACAACTCCATGACTGGGGACCGGAATGAACTTGAGCCCAGGACAGGGACAACCAACGCAACGGTTTCCGTTTCCGGCAAGTTCAGGCCCGAATGTCTGGATGATATCATCGAGGCGGCGGCGCAGGGCACATGGGGCGTTAAGTTTTCACTGACCGGGCTGACTGTCACTGTGGCAGCGGCTGCAAGCGGGTTTACCTTTACCCGGTCTGCCGGGTCATGGATTACTGATGGTGTTGAGGTGGGTGACATTGTGACCTTTGGAGGCTTCACCGCTGCCGGAAACAATATTGCAGTTGAAGTGACCGCACTGAACGCCACGGTTTTGACCGCTGCAAACGCAACGGGGTGTGTGGCCGTGCTGGATGACACCGAAGTCACCCTGACAACCGGCACGGATTACGTCAAAGTCGGCTCCACCCGCCGTGCTGTAGCCTGGGAAGTCTATCACTCTGATACTGATGAATACATCAGAATCATCGACACCGAGATTGCCAGTTTCAGCATTTCACTGGCTCCGAATGGGGATGTAACTTTCCAGCTTGAGGCAATCGGCGGGAAAGAGCTTGATCTTGGAACCGATATTGATACTGCTGTTTCGGGCGCAACCTACACCGAAACCAGCAAGCCGTTCTTTGACAGCTTCAACGGGACTGTTAGCCTTGA